TTTTCCCCTTTTACTGACCGGACGGTTGGTGCAGTGTGCACCGTTACATATATTGGTCTTGTGTTCGTTGTGCCCCCGTGTGCTATACTGGTCCCACAAGCAAACGAGGAAGGAGCTACCAATGAGCAACGCCATCTACCGTGATGAGGACCCCGCCCTCGAGACCGCTGAACTCGGTGCGCTCTATCGTTTTCAAGCTCCGCATACTGGAAACCCCTGGGGTCTCTACAAGATCTCCGATGACTGCGGCGTCGACTCCGTCGAGGCGCTAGAAGTGCCTGGTGGGTGGGATGACGCCTACGAGTACGCGATGGCTGATACCCGCATTTGGCGTCGTATCACATCCCTCGCTTTTGAGGCCGATCTTGCTCACGCTATCCTCGAGATTGCTTTCGTCCCCGTTTACGATATGGTTGGTAGACCTGTTGGCTCAAAGTCTCTGCTGTACCGTTTCACCCCGTCCTGTCGAAAGGAGAATGTCATGACCAAGTCATTGCACTCAGAGCGTTTTAGGATGAACAGGGCTCTGATAAGATGCGAGCACTGCGGGCAATGGTTCGAGAACTGGGCCGTACACGACAGACACCTCAATGTCGAGTCCAACAGGGGTATACTGAGTCTTAACGAAGATCGCCCTTGCAAGGTCGCTCCCCGCGAGGCGTTTCCAGTCACAGTTTGGATTGACACAACTGAAAGGCATTGATTATGAGCGGTTCGAAAGTTACCCAGGGTTTGGCTCTCGTCTTCACCGAGGAGCTTCCAGATTACGCGGAGCATCGTGTGCTGCTGGCTGAGACGATCGTGCAGAGCCGTGAGACACTCATCCAATTCCATGAGATCACCGCGAACATCTCCGCCGCTTCTACGATGCCGTTGAACAAGGGTAAGCTGAACTGCGATCTTCACGAGTGCGTTCAATTGGTGAAGGATTATATGTGGATAGTTGCGGATGATGAGTTCCAGCCCCTGTTCGTTTACTTGAAGATGAAGGATATCACCCCTTATGAAGACGCGATTCACCCTCACTGATGATTGGCCGATGGTTGCCGCCGTAGCTCTGGCGAACAGTTCTGTTAGTCATTGTGATGACAACTTTCTTACTTGCGATTACGCAGGAGGCACGGTAATTTGGAGGGAGTCGGCAGACCCTGACACATTCCGCGTCGAGGTCGGTGGCCAATCCGGGTCCATCATGACTTTCAATCACATAGTGTCCATGTTCACTGGAAGGGAGAATTGATCATGGATAAGTTCATCGAGGTTCTGCTCATCATTTTTTGCATGCTGGCTTGTTTCTGGTGCGGAATGCGATATGAGGCCCGCATGGAGGTCGAGCGCTACAACCATATGGTGTCTCAGCTCGAGAATGTTCAGCGGCAGACCGGCGTCCAGTACGATCAGAGTTTCGTTGATTTCATCAACAAGGCTGCTCCGGGTGGTGAACACTGATGAGTGTCGCTTCAGATTTCGATGACACGGTTAAGATTTGCGAGTTCTACGCGGACTCGGCTGATGATGTCGAGGTTGATTTGGAGAACTACCATATTACGATGGGGGAGTACGGCGTTGACCCCGTGATAGGGGAAGGCGGCGACCATCTGGCTTATTACCTTATTGAGGAGCCCGATGGGTCTAGTCTCTTCGTCAACGATTTGGATTCCTACTTTCAGTCAGTGCTTTCCGATTGGGGTGAGGAGTTCTGATGGATTATGATCCGTGGGAGGAGTTGAATATTTTCATCGAGTCCTTCCAGCCGTTGAAGGAGCTCGATGGTTTTCAGGTTGATTTCGACTCATGTGCCGTTTTCTTCGATGGCAACAGGGTGAGGGTGAATGGGCCTGAGGATTGGGATATTCAAGCTCACACCGGAGACAAGACAACTACACAAGATGGAGCTTACCGTTGGGTTGAGTCCGAGTACGGCATGCTTCCGAATACTGTTCCCCAGTACATGCACCCATATGAAGGAGATTACGATGACTGAGTTCAAGATGATGAAGGAGATGGCTTACGCCATTCGAGAGCGTTTCGGCGGTGCTCCAGTGATCGATGTTGTGAATCACTGTGTTGTGTTCCGCGACAGTGTGATTACCGTCCAGTTGTGTGCGTCGAAGTTCTCCGAGTGTTTGTGGGTGGTGGACACCCCCGGCGACTACCGCGCGTTCCGTCGGACGGACGATGCGCTGGACGTCTTGGCCTCCGTCTACTCCTACAGCCTCGTGTAAGCCACGCTGAGCGCCTAGAAGAGCTCCCCCGGTACGATGTACCAGGGGAGCTTCTTCATGCCCTCTACGGGGCTCCTACGCCCTCACACACCTGTTCGGATGGCGTCGTAGGACATGAACCATCGTGCCCTGGGGTACCGGCACCAGTGACGGATTCCGGGTTTCATCTGCGCGCCGACGCAGACGCCGTCCCATTTGGTGTCATCGTATTTGGGCACGTCTTTGTTCCACAGGAGGAATTGGTATTTACCTTTAGGGCATTCCTGTCTGGGGAACCATATCTTGTCGCCCCACTCACTCGTGGTGGAGCTGTGCAGTTGGAAGTATGGTTGGATCCATGTGTCGGCTCCGGGCCATACCATCCACGAGAATTGCCATAGCGGCGTCCATCCGCATATGTTCCACGTCCACCACCATTCGGCGCCTTCGCGTGTGTCGATGACCTGCGTGTATCCGTCCTCGACGGAGTGGTCGAGGTTTTTGCTCCCGTATCCGATGTACTTTTCCTCGTCGAGGAATGTGCTGGAGGGAGCCCAGTTGTTAACATCTGTGTAGGCTTTGATGCTTTCGATCTTCTTGACTGTGGCGACGGCGAGATCGGCCTTGGTTTGAATGGAGGCTTGGTCTTTTTTGACGTTCTCGATTTGCTTCTGCAGTGCGAGAAGGTTGTTCGAGACATCAGCGGCTTTCACGCCCGCTTGGTCGGCGGCGCTTCGCGCGTTGGTTCCGATGACACGAACTTCGGCGAGACTTTCTCTGTCTCGTTGGATCAACCCTTGAATGATGCGATCAGCTTCTTCGAGGGCGGTGATTTTCGGGCCGAGTGCCTGAGCGTCTCTCTGCGCGGCTTGGGCAATGGACTGCACGGAGTCGGCGGCGGCTTTGGCGTCCGCAGCGGCTTTGGTGTTGGTGCGTGCGGTTCCTTCGATGGTGGCCATGCGCCCGGTGAGGTTCGTGACCGCGTCGGCGCTGCGCTTCATGTTGGCCGCTACCGTGTCGAACTGTGTGTCAGCGTAGGCCACACAGTTGGAGAGAGTGCAGCCATCCATAGTACGAATATTAACAATGAACTGCAAGTTCGTGCCAGGCTTGTAAGGTACCGACACGCGGACGTCGACCGGGTACGGTTGAGAGTTGCCGGGTATATCGATTGTGTCCGCGTACACGTTCTCATTCCATTTGTTGTCGGCGATCGTGTAGTAGGACACTGCGAAACGGATACGCGACGCACCCTGCGCCACAGCCAGCCCGGTGATCCGGTACGAGCAGCCCTGGGGCCCGGTGAACCTGGGGCCCTTAGCCATGTTGTCGTCGTAGTTCTTGTCCTCGGACTTGGAAGCCACCAGAGAGCTTCCGACGAGTTTCAGAGCCCTCCCCGTCCACCAGGACGACGACATCTTCCAGTAGTCGTCGATCGGATCCACTCCGCTGCCGGCGGGGCCGGCAGGACCAGGATCGCCCTTGGGACCGGTGGGCCCTGCTGGACCAGCGGGACCAATGGGGCCCTGGGGGCCTTTCGCACCTGGCTCGCCTTTAGCACCGTTCGGCCCCTGCGGGCCCATGGGTCCTGCAGGCCCAGTGTTTCCCGATACTCCCCGCTCACCCTTTTCCCCCTTGGGTCCGATGGGGCCGGGTTCGCCCTTCGCGCCGGGCAGGCCCCGCTGCCCATCCTTGCCTGCGGGCCCGGGCAGACCTTCAGGTCCGCGGAGCCCCACATCGCCGCGAGGCCCGGAAGGCCCGCGGTTGCCGCGTTCTCCCTTCGGCCCTTCAGGACCGGGTTCGCCGACGGGACCCTTGGGTCCCTGCGGACCGACGGGCCCACGGACCATGCCTTTGGCGATGTCGTCCCTGATCTTTATCATCTGGTCGCGCGCCTTGGCGACGTCGATCTCGATCTGCGTTGTGTGCAGTGGGGACACGGGTTCGTGGGCGACCAGCTGTGAGAGCAGGTTGGTGCCGTCGTGCAACGGGGCGTGAAGGTCGAGCACTTTCACCCGCCCCCGTCTGAGCAGGATGTGGTGTGTCCACGGTTCCGGCGGGTTCGTGTACGGGCCCGCGATCTCCACGGGCACGCTGAACTGCCCCTCCACGTCTACCGTGAAGGGTTTGACGATGACGCCGGACGCGGTCGTCACTACTCGTGGGTCGGGCGCCACCGTCAGAGTGCCGGCGGCGTCCCGACCGGCCGCGTCGGTGAGGCGGCCGGTCAGGATCGCACTCATGGTTACTGGTCACCCCCGGCGAGCTTCTTGGCCGCCTTCTGAACCCCATCAGCGATCTGGTACAGAAGGTAGAAGGCGGAGCCCGGGTTTCGGACTCCCTCCTTACCGGGGCTGAAGGTGTCGACAAGGCTGCTCAGGGTGGCGTTAGCGTCCTTGAGCTGGCTGACGATGGGCCCGTCCCAGCGGCGCCCGGCGATGCCGGCGCCCGTCTGGTCGGAAACCTCAACGAGCCTGTCGCGGATCTCCCTCAAGAGATCGGTGTTCTCCGACATATCGAGATCATCCTCTGCGTAGTAGGAACCGTCGTATCTGATCCGGTGCGTCCACTGGGCGTTAATTGTAAGAGGATGGCTCAGGTAGGAGCATGCGCACCTGACCTCACCACCCGTCTGGTCTCCGGCGTACCCGTCGATATCGCCGAACTCGCTGATCCATGCCTCGCAGATCCATCCGTTGCACACGATGGCCGTGTGACCGTCGGATCGCAGAACGTCCCCGTCCTCGACGGGCATGCCCGGGTACCACTCCTCGGCGGTGAAGCCGCGCTCGGTCATGCACGCGACCTCGTTGCCGGTCCACATGGACTTGGGCAGGGGGTCGGGAAGGCCGGCATTGTTGAAGCAATACACCACCAGCTCGGAGCAGTCGACGTTGACATTGACCGCCTGAGAGGTGGGGGACGGGAGATTCCAAATCGTCAGGCGCTCAGGCTGCGAGTATCCCACGCACGGGTTCTGCGTGATGTCCCATGCGATCTGAGAGGCGTCCGACTGAAGGCTCATCTCAGCCCTCCTGGTGGGTCTCCACGTTGGCGTCCGCGACAGCGAACAGGGCCGCCAGGAACGGGGTGATGACGTCGATGACGTCCTTGGTCAGGACACCCTTGACGGCGAGAACCCCGCAGCCTGCGATAGCGACCCTGTACAGGTACTGACGAACCCTGGGGTCAACCAATCCTTTGAGAGCGGTCATACCAGTTCTCCTCACGTTGTTTGTCGATCTTCAACTCGATCTTTTCGAGCCGCTCCATGACTCCTGGCCGTCTGGGGACCCCCGGTCTCGCCGGTGTCCCGTTCCAGTCGTCAAGAAGATTGTTGAGCTTCTTCATCCGTCTGTTCACCCATGCTGCGAATCCCCCGATCGTGATGAAGGAAGTTGTCGCCGTTATAAGAGCTTGAATATCGATGAAGAAGCCTGTTCCGGCGTGCTCCATTAATCACCTCACAAATATCTCGGCGAAAGCATTACGTGACTGAGGACTATCGAAAAAGACGAGTCCCTTCCGGTAGGATCCCCTAAGCATCTCGGCGATCTTGTCACTGTAACTCATAAGCACCTCGCCCTCCCGGAGAGACATCTTATTGGTATTATACACCTTCTCGGCCCGCGGTCTCTTCTGCTGGCAGAACAGCGTCCCCCAATCCATCCACAGCGAGAAGGCACCCAGGTCAGTCTTGACGGTGAACATGTACTTCGCGATCCCCGACTTGCGGTGTACGAACTGGTACGTGTTGTCGGCGAACGAGTTGTCGATCGAGTAGTCGGCGTACTCCTCGTCGAAGTCGGTCACGAATTTGCCGAACCTGGTGGTGGAGACCTGCGAGGCGAATCTCTGCGAGTCGACGAACTGGGCTGCGACGAACCCGTCCCCATAGGTGATGAACTCCTTACCGGGCGACGGGGTGATGTGCCACTTGATGAAGTACGGGTTCATGATCGAGATGGCGTTGGACAGCATGAGCACCCGCGTCCGGTCCTGGTACCGGTCCACCGTGGAGTAGAAGTCCAGGAGCGCCTTGACCTCATCCTTCAGGTAGTGGATGGTTCCCGTCTCGATGATGAACTCGTCGAAGATGATGGTGGTCACCTTCGGGTACGGGGTGCTCTTGTGCTGCGCTGAGGTGGACAGCGCCAGGAAGTAACCGGCGGTGCGCCACGCGTCCTTGTCCTCGCCCTTGTTGCGCCAACAGAGAACGCCGCTGCGGATCTCGAACTCCTGCTCGGGGAACTCGTGGGCTACGTCGGCGACGAAGCTGCCGCGCGTTTTCAGCTCCGTCTTGTACCGGCGTAGGTAGATGAACTGCTCACCGCGCTCCACAGCTCTCTTGAGCACATACTTCTTGGCCCCGTAGGACTTTCCGACACCGCGTGCTCCCATGACCATGTTGAACACGGCGTTGCGGGAGAGGATCTTGTCGAACGAGTAGTAGTCGAACCTCTTAGACATATCGCTTCAGCTTCCACCTGCACCCGCCGAACAGGGACGTGGCGTGCCCATAGGCAGGACCACGCACCCCGTCGGGGCCCCGCTGTCCGATGATGGTGTCCTTACCCGTCTCGCAGCAGTATTCGACGTGTCCGCCTCCGGAGTACCATCGGCAGACGATGAGGTCGCCTTCCTTGATCTGCCCTGTGGCGTTGAACCGGCCGCCACCTTCGGCGATGACCTTACCGCCCTGTGACATGAGTATCGTGGTACCACCCCTGCCGATGTCCATGCCCATAACCTTATTGTACAGCCACCATACGAACCCGGAGCAGTCTGTGACGCCCGACTTGTCGGGATGTAGTCTGGGTTCGTACCACTGGTGGTAGACGTACTTGCCGATGGAGGCCTTGGCGAGCTTGGTCATCTCACCGATCTTGCCGGTGTCTCCACCACCCCCGCCTCCACCGCCGCCGTCCCCCTTGTCGTCTCCGTCGTCGGATTTCTGGTCGACGCCGTTGGCCTTCCAGAACCCCCCGATTGTGGGGTAGGCGGCGGCGTTGGAGCCGTCGGACATATAGATGCGCAGAACGCCGGACCCGTCTGTTCGGGCGTGTTTGATCTTCTTCTCCTCTTTGGCCTTGTCCTCCCCGTCCTTGGAGTTGTCTCCGCCGGAGTCGCCGGGCGCCAGGGTGATGCCCTTGGTGTCCAGGTTCTTGATCATCCTGTAGGCGATGACGTACCGCTGGCCGACGGCGTACCACTCCCCCGAGGCTTTGATGGCGTTCGCCATGGAGTCCAGTGTCGGCGCCGATCCGGCGCTAGCCACCAGCCTGTTCAGAATGCGCGCATAGTTGCCCCATCGGTGCATAACGACGATGAGGAGCATGCCGGCTTCGGTGTACTTCTCCGAGTCCAGCCCGATGGCTTTGAGCCTGGGGATGTACTCGTCCTCCAGGTCCTTGCGCATTTGGTTGTTTTGTATCTTCTTCCCTTCTTCTGAAGCCAGCGCCGTTGATAGTTTCTGCCTATCGGTCCCTCCCAGGCTCTGATACTTGCGAGCCATCGTCCACGTGCCCTTACCCGCCGCCAGCCAGGAGCGGATCGTGGGGCCGAACACATTCTTGTCTGGGAACTTCTCCAGCAGGTCATAGGCTCGTCCCTGAGTCCACTGGCCGATACCCAGCGACAGTGTGTCCGGCGCAGTGATGATACCGTAGTTGAACCCCGCCTCGACGGTCGCCAAGGTTGCGATGATACACGCCTTATGCTTGTCATCCCACGCCATAAGTTCCTCCTATAGGTTGCGGGGCGCCGAGGATCACCCGGCGCCCCGCGACGGTGCAGCCCAGATCAGTGGGCCCGCATCATGCAATTCGACAGGTCAAACCGAGTCGAGTGATTCTTGTCAGTCAGGAACACGGTCTCGATGTGGTACCGACCCGGGCCCTCGAAGGACTCGAAGATACCGGTCCCCTGCGAGTAGACCATCGCCTCAGGCCACGGCCCGTAGCCGGCGACGAAGGAGCTCCAACGGCGCTGCCCCTTCGGACCGGTGACGCGAATGTCGAAGTGAGTGTCCTGAACGTTGTGGACGGTGTGACGCATGATCGCCACGATGATCCACACGTCGTCGGCGTCGAAGTCCAGGTCGAACTCCATGACAGTGACGGGCCGTTCCTCGGGGGTGCTCAGGGTCCGGTCGCCGGAGCCGGCGGTGACCTCCTTGAACCGCTTGTGAAGGGCGCCGACCCTGTTAGCGGCCTGGGTCGCCTGAACGGCCTGGCCGGAGATGGCGTTAGCAGTCGTCTTCGCGTCGATGGAAGCCGTGTTGGCGGCGTTGGCGGTGTCCAGGGCGGTGTCGGCACGATCGCGCGCCTCCTTGGCCCTGGCGGCGGCCGACGAGGCGACCTTGTTCGCCTCAATCGCGCTCGTGTTCGCAGTCTCAGACGCGGTGGTCGCCTTCGTCGCCATGTCGAACGCACGGGTCGCATCGGCCTTCGCCTGCGAAGACACGGACAGGGTCGACTGCGCCGCCTCACGAGCGGCGTGTGCGTCATCCGACGCGGAGTTCGCCGTCGTCAGGGCGCTAGTCGCGTCACGGGACGCCGCCTTCGCGGTGACAGTCGCACCGCCGAGACCCTTGTCGATCTCCTTCATGGCGCTGTTGAAGTCACCCAGCACACTGAAGTGGTCGGACGCCACGTAGAGCGGCAGGTTGAAGTTCTCAGTCTTGTTCGTTGCGGGCATATTGAGCCTGCCTCTCTATCAGGAGACCACCATGCGCTGGAGGTCCGAAATGTTCAGGTTATCGATGTAGTTCAGGTCCTTGGATGTGATCTGGTCGCCACCCTTGAACTGAGCCTCGTAGACGTCATAGACGATGTCGATGACGCGCTTGTACTGACCCGTCACGGGAGAAAACCCGTAGTGAGGGGACAGATGTGGGAGCACGAACTTGCCGATCGTCTCCAGTTCGGAGATCGTCAGCGGCATGTCCTCCATCTCCTGGGCGGTGAGCCCCATCTGACTGAAGTCCTCAGCCAGAAGACCGCCAACCGTGTACCGGTTGTGAATGTCATTGATGAGGTCCTGGAGAGTGGAACTCTCACCCTGAAGCCAATTGAAGACGTTGACGACGTCCGACTCGAAATGCTTCTTGACAAGCGCCTTCAGGTCATTCTCGAACGTGTTGAACTCGTCATCGTACTTGGCGATGGCGGCCGACAGCATCTCACGGACCTGGGTGGGGAGGGCGTGATATCCCTCCATCTCCTTGCGCACGTCCACGAGCAGCCTGGAGACGGCTTGGTTGTAGTCGGAGGCCAACCCTTGCATCTTCGCGGAGAATTGGTTGACCAAACCCTCACTCACCCACGAGCGCATCTCCTCCATGAGCTGAAGATAGGTGTACCCATCACGGTAGGTGAACGGCGTGACGTTCGTGACCCTGTAGTCACCAGGGGTCAGCTGATACTTGTTATCAATATAGTCCATAGCCCCATCCGTTCACGTACTCGTCTCCTGAAGATCGGATTTGCATGAAAAGGCTTCCCAACTCCGAGATAACGGACATGTCAATGTTGAGGAAGGTTTCGCGCCATTTCTGGAGGAGGTCGGCCTTAGGAGTATTATACCCCCACGAGCGTGTGACATTCCCCGCTTTGGTCCCCATCGTCGTCGCAGTGTCGGAGGACCGCTTCTGCTGATCCTGCGTCGCAGAATTACTGTGATTCTGCCCGGAACCCTTCGACGACGTATCGTTAGCAGCCGTCGCATAGTCGTCATGACCGGACAGACGGGTCTGGGGCATCTGGGACTGCACAGTCCTCGCCTTCGACTCCTCGGAAGAAGAAACACGCGAATCGCTGGACAACGTCTGCTCCGCAGCTTGCTTCGTGTGCGTGTCCTGAGTGGAGTCCTGAGTGGAATCCCCTGTCGAATGAACATCATGGGTCACCATCGGGTCGAAGTCGACGAGCTCCGACTCGTACAGTTGGTTGTAGAACGGCATGATCTCATTCATCTTAACCTTCAACTGGTGGATGAACATGTCGATCGACTCATGCGCGATCTCGTTGTACCAGTAGTGGTCCAGAATCTTTTGGTTCAGAGAGTCTCGATAGGACTCATCGAAGATCGGATACTCGTTCAATCCGATGTTCAGCGGGCCGACGATCTCCACCACCTTGCGCAACTCAAGGGTGTACTCACTCATTGTTCGGATTCAACTCCTGCTGGTCGGTCGTCCCCAAGTCGGGGTTCCCCTTGTCGAGAGCATCTCCAATACCCCCGAGAGCGGCCGCGGCAAGCATAGCGTTCTGAGCATCCGCGGGCTGAGACTCGTCAAGGTTCCACCTCACATCCACCTGAAGATCGTACATCTTGTTGATATGCTCGCAGGCGTATTTGCGAGCATTCATGGCGACGGCACGCATCGCCAGAACCTGACCGGAGGAGCCGCTTGCCTCCTCGGCAACCATGCGCTCCCGTTTCTCCGAGTTCACGTTCATAATGCCCAGAAGCGTGAGAGCCTCGTTCCACGTCTTAACCTTCGCCTCCATCACGTCTTGGATCTGGTGCGGCTTGAACCCGACGTCGAACATGGTCACCTTCTCCGTGAGAGCAGCGGGAGAGAGGGCCTCAGTGCCGAAGATGACCGGCTGGCCTTCGGCAACCTTTCGGAATGCGTTCACGAACGTCTGATACTCGTTATTGTCCACAGAGAACACGAACGGGTGGCGTGCGGAGAGCATGTTCACCTCGAGGGTGCGGTCGAATGCCGCCAGCCTCTGCGAGTAAATGTCTATGATGTCCCAATCCGGCTCCCTCAAGTAGTTGGACCAGATCGGCACACAGTGTCTGGCATCAAGAGTCTTGGAGAACACTTGGTTCCCGTAGACCGTGAAATTGGTCGGGTTGTCGTACATATTAACCTGGCCGAGCCCCGTAGCCCGCAGGGCCATAAACCTGTCGAACTCCTCATCGAAATAAAACACGGCCAAACCGTCATACATGAGAGTCGCCTCCAGGTAGCGCCGGTCCACCGTATCCGGAAGCCCTGTCCAGGAGAAGCGGTTCACGCACATCTCCGACATGATCCTCTTGTACATGCGGACCAGCAGAGCCTCGCGGTTGATCGACGGGTTGTTCTTGAAATGACCCCCGTTGACGAAAGGTTCGTAAATCTCCTTGCGAACCCAATCCCTCTCACCGTTGCGCTTCACCATATGATCCCCTTAAGAGGTTTGTTGTTGGCCCAATCGATGCGGCCGATCATCGTCTGGTCCTTGTGCCACACGGTGACACCCTTCTCGAAAATACCCCTGATCGTCTGACGGAACGTCTCGGGCATCGTGCTGCGCGAGATGTTCATCTCCGCCATCTTCCAGTACGTGAAATTCTCCATGCAACGGAAGTCACCTGGAGGCACCACAGGCGAGTTCATCGCGTACCCGTAACGGAGCCAGAACTCACCGATGCGGCGCACCGCATCCTCAGGGATGAACTTGAGCCGCTCCACAATACTCCACGACTCCGCCGCCAACATGAACGCGTCACCGCCCACCTGACCAGACGTCGTCGGGGCGATAGTCTGGGCGTCCTGAACTCGGGCGTTGATGCCCGCGATCGCGTTCGCGTAGTCGCCGTTCGCCGCATACTTGGCGTAGGCCAAGTTCGTGTCCGCGTTGTAGCGCATGTACCCTTGGTTCAGGTTCGTCAGCGCGGACGCCTGCTCGGCGGACATGCGCGCCGTGTTCACCTGCTGAGAGTACGTCATACCCGCCTGAGCCATCGTCGACGCTCCTGACAAGGCAGACCCACCGAGACCTGCCAAGGCGCCCAGGGGACCTCCGTTGGCAAGCCCCATGAGAGTCGACCCGATCACCTGTCCGCCGACACCAATACCCGTCTTCTGCAGTCCCATACGAGCGTTGTAACCGGCGATGTCTTGGTTCCAGGAGTTGTTCAGCGCCGTTTGCTGCCCCGCCTGGGCGATAGCCGCATTGGATTGGTTGAACTGAGTCTGAGCGCCATGCAACGCCCGCTGCTGCGACCACTCGGCACTCTGATGCTGGTAGGCGATAGAGTGTGCGTTCTGCGCCTGGAACATCAGGTAGGAGTTGTTCGTGAGACTGAACGTCGGCAGGTTCGTGAACCCCGTCATCACATCGAAGTGCTCAGACCAACCGTTGTACTGGTCCATGTTCCCACGGGTTCGCTGACCCAGCGAATTCACCGTGAACATAATGCGCGGGTTCGGGGGCACCACGTGCGACCACTGAGTCACGGACAGACCCGCCGATTGGATCATCTCCGGCTTCAGCAGCAGGGGAGTACCGGAGAACGTGGTCACCTCCACCAGGAGGTAGGGGCTCGTCCAGAACTTCCACAAGTGGCGGTAACGAGCAGGGAGAATGTCGTCCTTGCGAAGCTTATCCGTCAGTTGGATCGTCTTGTTGTTGACAAGACCCTTCTCGCCCAACCCCTTCTCCAGGTCGTACACCTCGGCTCCCTGACGGGAAATGCGCGTGTCACCACCCTTCGGGTCCACGCCAGACGTACCCGGCAGCTTCACCTTCAGGTCCTTGATCTCATCGAAGTTGATGACACCCTTCGGGATAGCGGTGATAGACACGATGCCCTGAGAGACCCACGGCGCCAGCGACATCGCGTTCGTGAACACGCGGAACCAATCCGCCTTCATCGCATAGATAGACGTCCCGTTCGGCACGCCTTCGGCGAAGCTGCCCTTCGAGGCGGTGAACGTGGGATTCTTCTCATCCCCGTAGGGCTGAGTGAGATCCACCGTCGAAGCGACGATGATATCGAAATTAGCCGTATCGATCTTGCCGGCGCTGGGAGTGGAGGCAATGACCTTCCTGTTCACGTCGACAATCTGATACTCCGAGCCCAGGTCCAGCCCTTCGGGCACCGTCATGTACTTCTGCCCGTAGTAGTCCCATCCGTTCTCAGCGGCAATCGCCATATGGGAACGCTCGCAGTAGGAGCGGCGCACATTGAACTGGTGCATGTACGTCTGCCACACGTCCAACTGCACGGTGATCTGAGTGGTCGCAGGGGCGATGTAGTCGACGGACGTGATGAAGTAAAAGAATGTATTCCGCGAATTATAAGCGTCACGATTGTTCCGGGCCACCAGATAGTTGTATTGGTTAGCCTTCGAGAACGGGATCGGAATACGAATCGGGGCCCCCTGGGCACAGTAGGTCAGGGACTTCACCTCGATGCGCGAGGAGTACTCGTTGACGATCGCGTTGAACGCCTCATCATAGTTGTCATACCACACGACGTCGCGATACTCCTGATCCCACACGACGTTCGTCAGGTACACCTCAGTATTGGGGGACCAGACGGAGTAGTCGAAGCCCATCCCGAACGAGCCGATATCCTCCGGCGGGTCATAAGCTGTAGGCATATATAGAGTATAGCACATAGGTGAAAAGGGGGCTCCCCGGGGAGCTGACGCTCGACCCGGGGAGTCCCCGTAACGCCGGTGAGGCAGAAAGGAGGAAGGACCTCACCGACGGGCTACCCTGCCCACGGAACTAGTGTACCACACGCAGGAAGCGTTGTCACTTCTTCGGCCAGACCTTGACAGCCTTCGCCTTGTCGACGGCGATCGACGCAGTCTTCGAAGCGATCGTCTTCTTCACATCGGCACTGTCGCGGTAGACCAGAGTGGCGGTGACGGTAACCGCATCAGCATCCTCATCCTGACCCAGGTGCAGAATCCCCTCGTTGTCGATCTTCGTCCGCTGCGAGTTCGCACTCGACACGGCGTAGTCGATACCCAACTCCAGGCCATCGGTGTTGTCACCCGTCACAGCGAACGTCACCTCGACGTTACCGCCCGGAATCGCCTTGTTACCAGCACCCACGGCCTTACCTCCCTGAGTCGCCGTGTAACCGCCCAGAGCCAGGTTAGCACCAGGACGGACCCGAATGTTCTGGTCGTCGTTACCGGTCCAGAACATGACCGCCGGGACGAACAAGGAGGTGCTGATGACCTCCCAGTGGTGGAGGAAGTAGTTCGTGCCCAGAGAGACCGGGTTCGGCTGAGAGGTGTTCTCCAACAGGTTGTCGGCGATGACGAAGAAGTCCTTCGTCGTCAGAATCGCCTGAGCCTTGTCAATACCCATCTGCTCGGCAGGAACCGGAATCACCCGGGCGTACATGTCGACGGGGGAGAGGTTGAACGCCGCGGCGAGCGCCTCGACGTCGATGTTCGCCTTCACCTCGGGGGTGACGATCAGGATCAGATCCTCGCGCTTGGCGAACGTCTCCATACGCGCGGCGTTGTACTGGCGGGAGAGGAAGGTGAGGTTATCCGTCATCGCACGGACCCGCTTGATCAGTTGCTTCGCGTCCGACTCGGTAGCGGTCAGGCTCCTCAAGTCGGGAACCTTCACGTGGTAGAACCCACCATTTTTCTCATACTCAGCGAACAGTGAACAGGTCAGAAGGAACTCATCCCACTGGTCCGAAGTGGTGGGCGACGCCAGGATCTGTGACAGGTAGTTCTGCAGACCCGACTCGTCCAGGAACGCACGGCGGAGCTGGTCGCGGTTCACCGTGATCTTGTAGTACTCCTGCCGGTTCACAGTGTGGAACTGGGAGGCGACATTCGGCTTGTGAGCCCCGAAGATGTCCTTCTCCATGTAGTCGCGCTCTGAGTTGTACGTGTAGGAGGAGACCAGCCCAGTCTGAACCTCCTCGATCGTGTCACCGAAGTTCAGCATGCCCCGCTTGAACTCGCGCAGAGGATTATTCCACGTGATGTCACGGGTGATGTAGGTACCGACACGGTTGATCAACGCGTCAGTAAACTCGTTGAAATGAGGAGTGTACGAGGTCAGCTGCTGAACAACGTCGGCGACACTACCCTTCGTAGCCGCCGGAATACGCCGCTGATAATCGGAGGTAGCGTCGTTACGGATCCGGTTCAGGATCTCAATGTTATCGAAGTCGCGAATACGACCGCTGGGGAGCGTCATGGTCATGCCTCCTTAGGCTTGGAGAAGAAGGAGGCGATGCTGCCGTCGTCCCCGTCGTCAGCATCGCTCGTGTCGTCGCCGTGCGACTCCGCGTCACCGGCATTGTCCCCGCCCGCGCCAATGGCCTCGAGCAAGTCATAGTTCTTGCTCTTCAGACCGTCGACAGTCTTAGACAGAGCAGAGTTGGAATCGGTCAGCTCACTGATCTTGGCTCCAGCACTGTCAGCCTTGTCCTTGACAGTGTTGTAGGCGGCACGGAGATCGTCATAGATCGTCTCCGACGGCCCCTCCTCGCCAGGATTGATCAGAGACTGAAGGAGTCCTTCAAAATCCATGATACCTCCATGCAAACGTATGGGCTATGAATGGTAATTCCACTCATAGCCCATACTATCACAGACTGCCGAGAAGCCCCGGCGGAGCAACCAACTCAGTGTGGCGGGCCCGGTCTCATCCGGCGGTAAACGCCCGCGACGTCACCGGTCAGCTCTCCTCGGTGTCTGAGTCATCGAACGGCCCGGGGGAGGGGTGAGACGCCTCAGACCGCTCCGCGATCTTCGCCTTCGCATACCGGAGCAGCACCTCCCTCATCAACGCACTCTTCTTCATGCGGACCTCCCAATGAGCCTCCTCGTAAAACTCATTGACCCACTTGGGAAGAGCCAACGAAACCGTATCCATCCTCTCGGACATCATGCCTCCTTCACTGGTGCGAACGTGAAATGCGTCTCCGTCAGGTATGTCCCGCCGGAGATCACCTTGGGGACCAGTTTACCATACCAGCGCTGCGGTGACAAAAGATCGTCCGGCGTGATCTTATGGGCCCACGAACGGGGAAGACCTGCAATATGCGTGTCAGGAAGACCATCGCTCTCCTCGCAATATTGCTTCGCCCTCACGAAAATACCCCTATCAAACGTACCCTCCACTTTCCAAGCACCAAGATGAGTGTTATGGATCTCCAGGTTATCCGGGGGAGTAGTGCCGAGAAGATGGAGCGAATCCGTGTCGGCGTACAGGAAACGCTCATAGTTGGCCGCTGCCGCCCGGATCGTCTTGTCACGCGCCCACGCGGTGATGAACACACCCAAAGGAGTGTAAACGGGCTTAGAACCCTTCTCGTCGCCGACGAACTCATACTTGACCCTGTCATCCTCCAAATACGGCACCTTCTTGTCATGCACCACCCTGGAGGCGAACTTGCCGTAGAGGGAGTTCAGCATCAACTTCGCAATCTGCCGTTTGCCGCCAATGCTGTTCTCCTTCACCATCATCCACCCGCCGATGTACTTGTCGAACACATGCTCGCACGTATCGAACACGGTCACATCATGAATGGAAACGAGGTCGACATCGTACATGTCATTGATGAGCTTCCAATCCACGGACGTCAACCGCATCTCAGTGACCTCCGGAATCACCTTCTGATACTCGTTCGGACATGCCCAAAAGGACCGACGCAATTGGATGCACGGGATACCCCGAGGCTTCAACTTCGCCGTGAAATTGAACGTGGCAATGTACAGAACGTCATCGTCCTTAGGAACCCAATCAGCATTGTGAGGGTGTCCGCATGGGAGAGGGCGATCGTGCATGACATACGGGTAGAGGGAGTTAACGTCCAGGACGATCCCCTCTCCCACGATCTTCCCCGCCGTACGAGTATCGGCGTACGTGAACCCACCACGATAAGCTGCACGAGCCGCAGCATCCTCATCCGACGTGAGCTCGGGGAACATCTTCCGAAACTCATCCTCGCCGCCGATAGACGCCTTGAACAGCTTCAAGGCATCGGCGGAAGAAGTCATCGAATCAAGGCCCTCCTCATACTGGTGACGGAGAACCTCGGCGACAATACGCACATCACTGCGGACGTAACGCACCTCCTCAGGCTCGGGGACGTGACCGGGATAACGCACCTTCTTGTAATCCATCGTCCCCTTTTCCATCTCCAAGCCGTATGCTTTAGCCATGGCGGCGACGGAAAGCGGGATCTTCTTCAGAGAGTCCTGGAAATCGGTGATAATACCGTCAAGAGTGACAACACTGATCTTGTAGAACTGCCCTTCGGAAGAGATAACAGTGGAGAACGAGCCCCTGTCGGGGGAGTGTTTCTCACCCTCATAATGGCGGAAACCATGAGTGAGGAGCCAGTAGATGATGAAATTACCGTCAAACCTGAGGTTATGGAAGTAAATGAGCTTCGCAGACTCGAGCGCATACTCCATGAACGAATCGATAGAATTACCCACAAGGTCCAGTTCAGAATCGAACACACCCGCGGTGGCCCACAGCCAGACCCACGTCTTATCGGGAAGACTTCCGTCTGAAGGCTCTTCTTGCGCGGTCTCGAAGTCGGCTACTACGGTTGGCTTCGGACGGTTCGTCAGAGTTGATCTCGATTTGCGTGCCATAATTGTACAAGTCCTTTCCTGAAAGTTTATCCTCATGGTCAGCGGATTGAATATCGAACTCGTGCTTGATATCCCCCTCCTCCTCGAAATCTTGATTAGACTTATAGCGGAAACGCAGGGCGTTGGCGAAAGTGGAATCAACGGTCCACATGAGCTTCAGAACATCATCAGGGAGATCGAGGACGACATACATATCAGGGTCACCAGACCCATCAATAAGCTTACGAATATTGTCCCTGATCCCCTTCATGTTCCGCTCATCATATCGAGTAGTAAGTTTCTCCATATTCTTAATGGTGGCCCTCTTCACCGACTCCTCCGACTGGAATGCACTAGGGGAGAGGGGTTTATGCTTCTTCATATCATAAGAAGTGGGACCATACCTCTCATGAGGGCGTTCAGGATTGAAAACCTTACCGAACTGTTCATCACCACGCCACGGAATGATCGTCCCCTGAACAGAAGAGACGTAAGACTGAACCTTCTCATTACTCCTGTTGATCGAATACTGATACTTCAACATCGCCTTAGCGGAAATCGGCTTACCCGACGCGGAAGCGAAATAGGAGACGTTAGGAGCCATGAACTCCTCCAGGCGATGCGCGTGAGCCTCCACCTGGGCCTTAGTCATGCGTGCCAGTGCTGGGGTACCCTTGCGGGGATCAAGGCCCGTACGGGCGATCGTAGGGGCCGTTCCGGGGTTAATATGAGCGTGGATGGGCTTCAAGGCGGCAGGGGCGTAGACGCCACGCTCAATCTGGGTGATCTTACGAGAAGCACGTGCCTCCAGACGGCGGGCGTAATCGCGCCATCCTGCAAGGTCAGTAGGCTTCTCAAGTTTCGCCATTTCATGGCCTCTCTAAATAAGGCCCCGGGCCGGAGAGTGGTCCGACCCGGGGCGGTGGGGGAGTGTTCAGCGACGGTAGCGGCGGTTGTTCTTAGACGTGCGGTCCCCCTTCTTGATGTAGCCGAGGAACTTCGGGAACCGAATCTCAAGAGACTTGCCGGAACCCTTCTTGCTCTCCCACTCACGAAGAACGAGAGTTCCGGTGATGGTCACCTGGTCACCCTTGGACACCAGATCGGTGAGGTACTCATAAGAGTTACCGAAGAAGGAGGCGGACAGGTAAAGCGGTGAACCATCGTCAGTCCACTCGTCAGTCTTCTTGTCAAACTGACGGCGAGTAGCGGCGATGTCAAGACGGACAATCAATTCGCCGGACTTGGTCTTAGCGGTCTCGGGGTCACGGGTGAGGTTGCCGGTAACGGTGATCTCAGCACTCATTGGAGTTGCCTTTCTGTTCAGTGCTGCCAATAAGGCAGCGGTTCTTGGATAGCGTCCACAAGGGGCGTTGCTTGCGAGAGATAGTATACCACACTATCAAACGCGAAGCGTTGGAGATCGGCGACTCGGATATTGAACATGTAAGTCGCCGTCATGTGACGCGCAGTGCCCGAATACAAATCAACATGGAATCTCTTAACACCAAGGGTGATGACAATGCGGTATTCACGATCGGCCCACGAGAGGGTTGTGAAGTACTGCAGGTTGCCACGGTGACGGGTGTAGTCCCAGGTGGTGTCCTCGAACACTGGCAGTCGGCTCATTGGTAGCTCCTTCCTCGTTTGCTTGTGGGACCAGTATAGCACACGGGGGCACAACGAACACAAGACCAATATATGTAACGGTGCACACTGCACCAACCGTCCGGTCAGTAAAAGGGGAAAA